CCATCTGCTGATAAAGAGAATGATTTTTGTCCAGCTATTAGATCTCGGTTTCCAGCCGAGTCTTTTGTTGAAATGTCTATCGTATCAACATTGATTGATAGACTACAAGTTTGTGAGTGCATCAATTTTACTGCAGTTCCCCCTTGAGAAGGACTTACCTTTAAAATTAGATCCGTTCCATTAAAAATTGCCATTGTTTTCTATTTTAAAAATTTATAATTAGCTAATATTCAAATCTTTAGAAGTTTCTTTCTTCTTTGATTTTTTCGTTTTTATATCGATTGCATCATTTGCTAGTAGAAAATTTCTAACGACTCTACCTACTTCGTAAGATTCGCCTTCTTTGTATTCTACACCTCTACATTCAATATCTTTTTTAATTTTTACTTTATACATATCTATCTATTTATGTTAAATCTGTAATCTTGAGCTATACCATATAGTCCGACTGTTCCAGCCGAATCATCATAAAGCTCGTTCTGATCTTGATAAAATATCTTATCAACTACTACTCCGTTATATGTACCACTTGTATAATCTAATGCAGTTCTAACCAAACCAGCAAGAGTAGTCATATCCTTATAACTATTATGATATATGCTTATTTGTACTCTTACATAGTCATAAGTTGAAGCTCCGTTCTTTGTGTTGTTAGGCTCATCAGCAAACATCTGATAAGTAATATATGGAAGCTTTACATTCTTAGGAAAGTTATATCTACTAGGAAATATTCTAGTGTTAGAATCACTAGTCAATAAATTGCTTATAGTTGCATTATTGCTTAATATATTATATATGACTTTGCCTACTTCCATTATTTCATCCTTTTATCTATAAGCTTTTTTATTTCAGTTATTACATTACTAAGAGCAAAATTGCCT